TGTTCTCCGGATCCATCTTACTCGGGTCACGGTCCTCATCCTCACGCGGGTGAACCGAGTGCAGGAACTTGAACTTCATATCGCACTTCTTGGGATCACTCACCGCTTTGGTGAGGATGGGTCCAAGGTTGTCCGCTCCGAACTTCTGCTTTGCTTGGCGGGCAGTGAGCTCGAACTCACGGATCAACGTATCAACGCGGCCTTCGTGGTCTTCGACAATGGCGAACGTGCCGACGTCGAACTTGTGGAACACCAGACCACCGCGCTTGCCTTCCTCAAGGAGGAGGGCGGCCGTTCCAAAGCAACCGCGGTCCAGGAGCATCTCATGCACCTCGAGGTTCCAGTTTGACCGGAGGAGTTCCCGCTTCGCCGTCTCGGTGCACGTCTGATAATACGTCTTGGCATCGTCATCAGTGATTTCAGAGGGCGGGCTGTAGGAGAACCAGTTTCCGCTAAACAGGTAATCCATCTGACCACTGGCAAGGATTTGGTTGGCCCGCACTGCCGTGAGGTTGAACAGGTTGTCGGTGTAACCATCCACACCCTCGGTCTTGCGCGTGTTGATGGCGCTCTTTCGGGGCTGGATGTAGTCGGCAATCTGTTGCCAGAGCGTGTCCCATGTCCCGCGGTCAGCCTTCAGCCGATCATATCGCTGGATGATCTCCAGAGCCTCGTTGTGCTGCGTGCCTTTGATGCGCGGGGTTTTCATGGGATTAACCGAGGAGGGACTTGGGGCCGGTGGTGGCCGCATTGGCATTACCGCCGGCAAGGAGCGTGGATTTCATTCCCTTGCGGTTGGCTTGGGCGAGGCGTTGCTGGCGTTCAGCGTCTCCGACCTCGGTTGAGCTCTGGGAGACGGGAGGAATGGGCGCGGGCGGCTTGGGAGCACTGCCGCCCTTGTATTGACGTTGAAGCGGGAGCGATGCCCGCGGACTGCCTTGATGCTGTAGAGCGTGGTTTTTCATGGGAGGATGGGGCGAGCGCCCGATAGGCGACGAATGGAGTCAAGTCTATATCTTTTCAAGACGTTCCTCCGTTCGATGGTCACGAAGGGCAAATCCCATGGTAGAATGCCCCACGCTTTGGACATATCACCAGCGACGAGATAGATGTGCCACGCATCGCAAACGGTGGCGGGGAATCGGTTCAGTCCGACGATCACCGCATCCGGTGCCGACTGGACCACTGGCCTGCCCATGGCAAAGAACTCAGGCGTGGAGAACACGAATCCATGCATCAGGTGCCAGTCACGATCATGCTCGAAGGTCCTGGCGCATGGCTCCCAATGGTAAACCCGCTGTGCGAGTTCGTAGGGTGTCACCTGATGACGCGGAAGCCGCGTGTGATTGGCCGGTGGGTTGACAGGCCGGTGATGACCTTGCGCTCCCCTGTGCGGGTTTCCCGGGCGGTGGTCGACGTGCCTTCAAGCATCCCGCGCATGTGGGCCTCTGCGAACGTGCGGAGGGCGGAGGCTCCGTGGGAGTAGGCGTCATGCACTGGTGCCTCTTGGATCGTGGCGCCGGAGTCGTCCACCTTCGTGTGATACGCTTCGACGCAGGTGATCCCCGAGGGCATAACCACGTCCACGCCTTTGAACTCCACGGCGGTCTTGGTCAGGTGGAACATGAAGCGGGGGAGGAGCGCACGGAGGGCGTTGATGCCCACCCATAGGTCAGGCACGCGGGGCACGATCTTCGTCGTCTTGCGGCCGGCCTCCTTGAAGAAGTCGAGGAAGCTCTTGCCGCTCCCCTTCTCCTTGTGGTCCGCATCGTGGGGCAGGTAGTCGCAGACGATGGGCTGGCCGTACTCCCGTTCCCACTCCACCAGCTTGTTTGCGAAGTGGGCGGCGTTTTCGTTGTGCGCCGAGTAGTAATCCAGCGCCAGGATGTCCCGCCCCACCATCTGAATCAGCCAGACAGTGCCAAAGTCGGAGTAACCGATGTCGAAGAACGAATACAGGGGCACCTCGGATGAATGCACAAAGTCCACGATGCGGCGCTCTCGGCGGAGCTTGCTGACGATCTTGCCGTAGATGGCACCGGTGACGACGGCGTTGAGTGCTTCCTCGGGCGTGCTAGGGTGTTCCTTCTTCATCGCATCACCCTGGACCCGTTCCTTCTTCACATACCAGTGCTTTTGTTCAGCGGTCAGGCCGATGCCCTCGTTCTTTTCGAGGTCCCTGAAGTAATCCACTTCCTCCTTCTTGAGCTCGAGCGGACCGACGAGGGGCAGGATGTAGTTCGGGTTTTTGTGCCACGCGTAGAAGTGGAAGCGCCAGTCCAACGTTGTCATCTTCTCCGGTGGTGGGGCGGCTTGGGCCACCTTGATCATCTCGTAGTTGAGCCCGTATTTCCCGCCCTCATGCGTGGACTCGATCACCACGATGTTGCCCGCGTGAACGGTGTTGAGTGCGCCGGCCTTGATTTCGGCCGCTCGCTTCGGGTCGAAGAAGGCGATGTAACCGAGCTCTGAGATCCAGAGGAACTGCACCGTGCCGCCGCGCAGGGACGTGCCACACCAGATTTTGGATCCGTTGGTGAACTCAAGCTCCTTTGTGTTGGCCTTGGCGAGCCCCACCGCTTGCTTCACCGCGGCGCCGAGGTGGGCGGTTGTCGGGTCATCAGGATCATCGAGGTGATCATAGGCAAAGGCGATGCGGGCGAGTTTCTTTGATGCGTCCGGCTGGGTCTTGTCGATGATGCCGCACGTTTGGTTCGAGTTGAACAGGCTCCGGTCGAGCTCGAGGATCATGATGAACGTGGAGAGGCCAAGCTGTCGGGCCTTGAGGATCGTGTTCAGCCACCACATGGAGGAGAAGAACGCACGCTGGGCCCAGTTCAGACGGAACTTCACCTTCTTGCCGTTCTCATCCTCGATCCAGTAGAGGTTTCCCAGCCTCCATGCGCGGTTTGCGACCTTGCCCGCGATGAACTGTTCTTCTGCGTTCATAGCCCTGTGAGAATCCTCAGCTTTTCACGCAGCTCTGCAATCTGTCGCGGCATGTCCACGGTGGCCTCAATCACCTTCTGCGTGTCGATGCCGGCCATCTTCTGGGACCACCAGCGTTCGAGGATCATGCCGATGGCCTGCTGTTGCTCCCGGGTGAAGGCCGCGTTGATGAACGCCTCGCGCTTACGCTTGGCCGTCAGCGGGTCTTCGAAGTGACCGGCCGGCACGGGTTCACCGTGGTGCGTCGATTGAAGTGCTACTTGGGAGGCAAGGAGGGCGGGTTTTGTGCTCATGGTGGAGACTGGATGGTTTGGATTTCGTGGACCTCATCGGATGAAGGTAGCCCCGTGGTCCCACCGAGTGAGGAGAAGATGGTGTGCAGGGTGATTTCGCCCTCGATGCGGATCGGGCTGTTGTCGCCCGTCATTTCGTTGTCGGTCTTGATGGCCGCGATTCGGGCCATCGGGTTCTTGCGGGGATCGTTGGCTATGCCCTTGAGGATTTCCCGCTTACGCTGGCGCGTCAAACCGGCCTCCTTCACGTCAGCGATCAGGCCGCGCACCTCTGCCTTGAGCTCGGGCATTCGTCGGGCCTCGCTGAGTTGAAGCTGCTCACGAATCTCTTTGTTCCTCTCCCACATGTAGGGCGTCTTCTTCCGCATGTGCGAGGAAGCCTCGGGCTTGGCCTCATCGAAGGCCGCTTGCGGGGATTTGCCCGCGATCCTGGCGCGGACGTAAACCCATTGCTCAGGTTTCATGCTTGGCCCCCTTCAGCAGTTCCCAATGCCCGCGGCACTGGATGTCATCCCTGCCCGCGTTATACTGTTCATCATGGCACGGGAAATCCTCGGGCTTTATACTGATGGCCTCCGAAACATCCTCCGGCGTTTGCTTCCCCCTCAATGGGCAAGTCGCACACATCTTTGTCGCCCGCTTCATCGGCTCAGTTTTGCCCAACCGCCAGCGTTGCCCAGTGGAATTCACAGACCAGCCGGAACTTGTCGATGCGCGTCACCGGCATGGTGAACACCGCCAGCGCGGTTCCACGGCCCTGCTTAGCATCATCCTCATGCCAGACCAGCCACCAGCGGTAGTTCCCCTGCTTGCGGAGCTCCATGCGGGTCTTGTAGAGCCCCGAGGTGATGGCCTCGCGCCCAAACCGCGCCTCGATCGCTTCCAGTGAGAGCTTCTGCTGTGTCGCCTTCACGTCATCGGCCAGGCGCTTTGCCTGCTCTCTGTTTACGTTCTGGTCCTTGTGCCAGGTGGCCCACGTCCGCTTGATGGTGGATTCGTTGAGGGTGATCATGGGGAAACACAGGGGAGAAGGGGAGAAAGGAGGGCAACGATAAACGCTGTTTCTCCCTAGTCGTCTCCCTTTACTAGGGCAGGGACCTTCCCTCTGAAGGATCGGAGGAAAGGGAGAAGGGGGAGAGTCCTATTTTACGCTGTGCCGTGGAGCCATCCGAGGAACGTGGGCAACCGTGTATTCGAGGGACGCGCCTTCTGGGGCATACCCCTTCTCACGGAGAAGCACCAAGCCGATTGCGCGGTCTGCCAAGGACTCGATGATGTCCTTGAAGTCGCCGCTCTTGATGGCTCGGGCAATCGCCCTGGTGTAACGCTTGGTCCACGTTGCTTTGCGCTCGGTGATCTTCATCTGGGCGAGGACGATTCTGTTGCAGGTCTTGATGGCCTCCAACCCTTTTGTGGCGCCCTTGCTCTGACCGTATGGATTTTTCTTCTTCATGGCGGGGTTTATTTTAGGCGTTCGATCAAATCCGTGGCGTTCTTGTGACCAAGCTCGTTTGCCGACCATGCGATCAAGGTTTCGAGCGTGTCCTTTACGGGGTCTTTCACCTCGAAATCGATGACCTCACCATCCTGCATTTGGATAACCACGTTGGGGACTGCGATGGTCATCCTTGAGATGCCAGCTTTACGCATCGTTTCGACTGTCGGAGTCATCAGAGCGATGACCATGTTCTTTGTGTTGTTTTTCATGTGACTGGATTGGTTGGTTTATCTGGCGGGGAAAGTTGTCTCTGAAGCTCTGGCGGGGTTTTACCCCATCAGTTTTGCCGTGTGGACGTTGACCGGCAGCTTTCCGGTCCTGGCTGGGGCGATGTGAGAGCCTATGCGGTTCCTCAGTGCCACCAGCTTCGTTGTCTCCATTGCCTGAAGAGAAGCGATCGAATACCCGTGTGCGGCGTTGATGGATTCCACCATCCTGCCTCTCCACGCGTTCTCTTGTTCCGGTGTCAGCTTCTTTTTCTTCTTACGTGATATTTTAAATGATCTCATGGGATAAAGTCTGCCCCGTCCAAGGATGGGAGATTCCATGGCGGGGCTCGCAATGGTTCTCTTTCGGTCGCTTTGGCTCCTTGCGGTGTTCGGATCGGCGTCTGCCCCTGTCCTAAGTTTGGTGTCCTTCCATGCCCCACACCCTCGAATCTCCCGAAGTTGGAATGTGAGGACTTTTGCCGAGTCCTAGCCTCTGATGCGTTCGCGTCTTGTCGCGTCCGGTGCCCTTGAGAGCTGATACGTGGCCGGAACCCTACGCGGGCCGGTTTGTGGTGACACAAAAAAGCCCGCCGAATGGGTGGAGAATTCGACGGGCTAAAAAGTGAGCGGGTCTAGTGCAAGTCTCCTTGCAGTTCCACCCGCTCGGATGGGATCACTCTGCAAACCCCGTGCGCGGGTTCAAGGAAAAAGTTGCAGCATGAGGGACTCGAACCCCCGACTTGAGCCCCGTGATTGCTCACCAAACTCCCCTCTAACCATCTGAGGTAATGCCGCGTCAGCCACCATGCACGGCCTGTTTTCAGAGGGAAGTAGAAACTATTTTTCAACCGCCTGCGCTTTATCCTTGCAGACGCCTGCGCTTGACCCCATCTCCTTCTCCATCGGCGAGCGTCACGAACTCGGTCCGATGTCAGTTTCAACCACGATTCCAGTCACAACCTATGTCCAATCCTTCCGCGCCTGCTATCGCAGCGCACACATCCGGCCCATGGCAATGGGAAGGCCGTCAGCTACTCGCTTGCCGTTCTAATCACAGCGAGCACGTCATGACGGCGGTTGAGGCCCCATTCTGCCCGTCCGATCAAGATGCCCGCCTGATTGCCGCCGCGCCTGAGTTGCTGGCCGCGCTCAAATCATGTGAGGAGCTACTCACATCATGCGGTATCAATGGGGCATCCCAACCCATCATGTCAGCCCGCGCCGCCATCGCCAAAGCGACCGACTGAACGGCCATGTCCTCCCTGTTCCAGCCGTTCGCTGAAGCGATCCGCGCCGGCCACCTCCTCACCCATCCCTCCACTCCCATGCCCGCAAATCTCAAAATCGAAGAACAAGTCTCCACCACGCTTGCCGCCCGCCTCACCGAATCCGAAGCGAGCTCCATGCTGTTCCACCTCCTCGGCGGTATCGGCGCCTCTGCCCTCAACGACGACGAACTCTCCAAGGCCATTGCCCGTGCCCGCGAATGGGCGCTCCGCTCCAAATAATTTCCCTCCAATGAACACCGATCAACCCAAGATGACTCCGAGCGAGTTCTGCCGTATCCACGAAGCGTGCCCCGAAGGCGCTCGTTTTGCCCTCTCCAAAGAAACGATGGCCCAAGTGTGGGACGAGTGCCCCCGCGTTGACTGGCTCATCTGGATCATGCGACGCACCGGCGAAGCCCCAGACCGCAAAGCCCTGCGCCTCTTCGCTTGCTGGTGTGTCCGTGAAACCCCCATTTCCGGCGGTCGCAAGGTCTGGGACCTCCTAACCGATGAACGCAGCCGCAATGCGGTGATCGTCGCCGAGCGTTTTGCCAACGGTGAAGCGACGGATGAAGAACTGGCGGTTGCTCGTCGCGCCGCCGCCGACGCCGCCGACGCCGCCGACGCCGCCGCCGCCGCCGCCGACGCCGCCGACGCCGCCGCCGACGCCGCCGACGCCGCCGCCGCCGCCGCCGACGCCGCCGACGCCGCCGACGCCGCCGCCGCCGCCGCCGACGCCGCCGACGCCGCCGCCTACGCCGCCTACGCCGCCGCCGCCGCCGCCGACGCCGCCGACGCCGCCGACGCCCGAATCCAAGCCCGTGCGTTTCAGGCGGACCACTTCCGCACGATCTTCACCAATCCCTTCAAAACCTAAGCCATGTCCACCACAACCGAACTGCTCGTCCTTGCCGGCCTTGATGCCGCCAAGATCACCCCATCGGAAGCCGCTATCGTCCATCGTGACGGCCTCCTCGTCCGTGCCCGCCGCGGCACTTCCATCGCCGGTGCTGCCTCTGCCCAGGCGGCCGGCGAAATCCTGAAGGAAATCAAAACCTTCACCCGCCTGATCGAATCCACCCGTGCGTCTGTGAAGGCGCCGGTTCTGGACCTCGGGAAGCGTGTTGATGCGGTCGCCGCTGAACTGGTCAAAGAGCTTCAAGCGGAAGAGACCCGCATCGGCGGCCTGATTGCCACCTTCCAGGCTGAACAGCGCCGGATCGAAGAAGAGACGCGCCGCAAGGCCTTCGAGGAACAGGAGCGTATTCGCAAGGAGGCCGAAGAGAAAGAGCGCCTTGCCCGTGAGGCCGCTGAAGCCGAGGCCCGCAAAGCCCGCGAGGCACAGGAGAAGGCCGCCCGTGAAGCCGCGGAGCTCGAGGCCAAGGCCAATCGCGCCCGTTCCGCCGAACGTCAGGCACAGCTTCAGAAGGAAGCCGATGAACGCCGTGCTCAGGCCGAGAAAGAAGCCGCTGCCGCTGAAGAAGCCCGCAAGCTGGCACAGGAGAAGTCGGATCGTGAACGCGCCCAGGCACAGAAGGACATGGCTGCGCAAAACACCGCCGTGTCCTTGGCTACCGCTCCCAAGCTGGACGGTCTCGCCCTCCGCTCGGAGGTGAAGTTCGAGGTCACGGACATCCAGAAACTTTACGAGGCATTCCCGGGGATGGTACTCCTTCAGCCGAACACCGCCGCCATCAAAGCCCAGTTGAAGACGCTCCCCGAGGGTCAGTCCCTCCCTGGCGTCCGCCACTGGAAGGAAGCTAAAACCTCCGTCCGATGAAAACCCTCCTCACCGCATTTACATGGGTCTTATCATTCTTGGCCGGCGCTCACTTTGGAATTGCCGCCGTCAACGAGGATTGGACCGCACTTTACCTCTGCTTCCAATGCTTAATCACCGCCATCCTCTTGCGGGCCTTAAATCGAACCTCATGAACCCTCCCCACTTCATGGACTTCTTCGAGGGCATCATTGCCTTCCGCGATCATTGCCGGTGGCTCCGCCTCCAACGCGAGCGCCGTTCCCAAACCAAGGCCGTCCGCCTTGCCGTCATCAACCACTTCATTTCCCGCTAACATGTCCACCAAGACCAAAATCACAATCACCGCATCGGTTCAACTGCCTGACGGCACGCGAATCTTCCACTCCGAGCACACCGCCGCCGGTGTCCACGAAGAGCCCGCCACCCACTTCGCCGCCATGGTAACGCCGATCGAGGCGATCCTGACCGACGCTCACCGCCAGTTCTGCCCCGCCGAGGGCGAGGAGGGCAAACCCGCTTGAAACCCGTCACCCACTTCGACCTTGCCGGCGATGCCACGGCCCTTGCCGGAAACGCCAAGCTGAACCGCGCCGACAAGACCGAGGCCACCCGCCTCTCCCTCCTTCGTTCCTTCACCCGCAAGGACAAGGACTCCCTTTCCGCCCTCAAATCCAAATATCGAATCGAATGAGCTCCACAGAGAATCCTATCAACGCGCCGCTTCCCGCTCCTCCGGTGAAGCAACACAACCGCCAAATGGGGGATGAAAAGCGCCTGCGCCTCTGCAACGGCCCATTCGTTGACGCGCATACCCTCGCCCAATTGGCAGAGTGGCACGGGAAAAACATCAGCTACGGCGTCTTGCTTGACCGACTGGTCACAATGGCCGTTGAAGCCGGATATGATCCCGTGACCCGCACTTACCACAAACAGACCAAAAGCCAGAAGGCCGGTCTTGCCCAAAAAAAGACCGCTCCCCGCCGATAAAGGCGCGAGAGCGGACCACGATTGGATTCCAGTCACGGAGTCCGTTCGAAGACAGATACATTTCCCTCAGTAAATCAACACCCATCAGAGACACATCATGAGCAACATCATCACCCTCGGACAAATCACCGAGATGACCGCCGGCGACAAAGACAACCCCACCTGGATCAACGAGGACTTTGAAGCCATCGTCACCAACGTCCAAGCCAAGACCACCAAGACCAACAAGGCCTACTTCATCGCCACCCTCCAAGACCCGCACGCCAGCAACATCACGCTGGATGCCACGTTCTGGATGAACGGAATCCCCGCCAAGCAAGGCAAAGTCTGCCGGTTCTCCGGCCAGGGCATGAAGCTGGAAGAATACAAGGGCAACCTGAAGCTGACTGTGGGCGACAAAGCCACGATCAACGTCGTCGGCGCCGCGCCCGCCGCCGGTGCTGGCAAGCCCGCTGGTCAACAGCAACGCCCCGCCGCCGGCCAGCAACAGCGTCCCGCCGCGACTGGCGCCAAGAAGCCCATCAACGGCGCCACCGTTGGCATGGCGATCAATCAGGCCATCGGGATCATCAAAGAATACGACAACCCCATTTCGTATTTCTCGACGCCCGAGTTTGGCAAGGACCTGCACACGCTGGCGTCCGACATCATCCGCGTCTCCGCCTACCTCGAAGCCGGCAACCTTGCCGAGCCTTCCACCAAGCGCCAGCCGGAACCGGCTCCCGAGCCTGAACCTGAGCCTGAGCCGACTCGCAACACGGGTGGAGATAACGGCCAAGCCTTCTCCACTGAAGGACCACTTGATGAGGACGTGCCATTCTGATCCGCACCTGCAAATTCACAAATTAAAGAATCACCAAAATGAAATCCACTGCTACCACAGAAAAGGAAATGCGCGAGGAAACCGTTCCATCGCCCCAGACCATTGCCGAGTTGATCGAATACATCAGCTCTTTGACCGAACGGGAACACGACTACGGCACTTGCGTTTATGCTATGAGCATGGTCGCCACCGCTGCGTTCAACTTCGTCGCGTCGAAGCAAGGCGTCACCGGCTTTCAAGCCTCCTGTGCCGACCTCGATATTCTCCGCCGGACTCGAATGATCAAGGGCCCGTTCATCCTCCTGAAAGGCGAGGATGCGCTTTATCCCCAATACGATCTTCCCGGCCGGCTGAACGAAGCACTGGAAAGCTGGAAGCCATTCCTCGCTGAACAGGCCGCCCTCAAACTCGCCGAAACCCACAGCGCACATCCTGACGTGATTGCTCACTGGAAGAAGCTCGCAGGTCAGTAACCCACCAAACACCCATCCCATGGCTAAAGAATCAGGGCACTGGTATCAGCGCGACGGCAAATCGTGCCACACCCAGCCCGTCAAATCCCGTCCCGGCGACACGCGCCCGACCACCCTCGCCGACGCCCGCAAGCTCAACCTGTTGCCATCGGTGACGGGCATCCTCGGAATCTTGGACAAGCCCCAGTTGACCGACTGGAAGCTGGAACAACTCACCAAGGAATTCCGCCACCGCCTCGAAATCATCAACGCCCCCACCCGCTCGGATGCCGACATTGCCCACGCGATCAAGGACATCCTCGGCACCGATCCCGACGCCCTCCACGATGACCTCGTTGAGAAGTCGATGATGCAGGTCGAACACGCGGCCGATGCCGGCGAGTTGATCCACAAAGGCGCGGAGCTCGCGCTTCAGGGGCTCAACTACGACCACGATCAACCCGTGTTCCTCCCCGAATTGAAGGCGACCTTCCCGCTTTCGTGCTTCATTTCCCCGATCGAGCAGTTCGTGAAGGAGAACAAGATTGTCCCGCTGGGGCATGAGGTTCGCCTGACCTGCATGAAGCACGGGTATGCCGGCACCGGCGACCTTCCGATGGAATGCCCGAGGGGGCGGGGTTTCGGTGACTGGAAGACCCGCAAGACCAAACCGGGCAAACCCGTGAAGGCCTATGATACTCAGGTGATGCAGATTGCCGCCTATCACGGCGCTCACTTCAGCGCCACGGGAGTCACGGGCCAGACCGCAGGCTTCAATCTGTTCATCTCCACCACGGAGCCCGGACGCATCGATGCCGTGTGGTATTCACCCGAAGAAATCGCAGCCGCTTACACGGCTTTCGCCTCGCTCTGCAAAGTGTGGCAGTTCGTGAAGGGCTACAACCCCACGGCCGCCGCTTAACTTTCCGCCATCAAGGCAGAATCCAAAACATCCACCCAACATGCCCATCAAATCCGTCAAAGTGTCACGCACCAGCGTTGGCATCGGCTATCACACGAAAGAACTCGGTGATGCCACCCTCGACCACGACGACAAGCCGCTCCCCTCGCTCTACAAGGCGATGGACGCGCTGATCCCGCTGGTCCTCGAAACCCTTCAGCTTCCCAAGTCCTACGCCGGCAAGAAGCCGACCGAGGGCGACAAGGAGCCGGGTTTCCCGCTCCGCATCACCGGCCTCTACATCACTGTCAAAGGCGAGTCCCGCCTGGCGATGATCACCGCGGTCAAGACCATCGACACGCCAGCGCCGTTCAACATCACCGTGCCGGCCCGTTACATGGACCCGCCCACCAAGGAAGGCGCGGTTTCCGTCCCCTACTCGGACAAACACATCGCCCTGATCGAGGAAGTCCTTGAGGAGGCTGAGAAATACCTCCGTGGCGAACGCGCCCAAGGCACGCTTCCCCTCGAATCCGAGGAACAGAAGCGTTCCGAGCCCGAGGACGGCAAACAGGAACAGCTTCCCGGCACCGAAGGTTAACCCGCAACCGCGCCGCCTCGTTCGCGTAATAGCGGGGCAACCCTTTTTTCCAGTCACGTCCATGATTAACGCCGCCGACATCAAACCCCGCCTGATCGCCCAAGTTGAAGCCTTCTGTCACTATTTGCTCCCAGCGGGCAAGGTGATCGGACCCGAGTTTCGGGTTGGCTCCATCAACGGGGAGGCCGGCAAGAGCCTTTCCGTGGCGTTGCGGGGATCGTCGGCGGGGCTCTGGCAGGATTATGCATCCACGGGCGACAAGGGCGACCTGATCGAGCTCTGGTGTCGGGTGAAGGGCGAGACCTTCAAGGACGCCTTCCCCAACATCTGCCAGTGGCTCGGCGTCACCCAGATCGAGCGCCCGAAGCCCAAGCAGAAGCCGCCGGCGCCCGACACCTCGGGCATGTCCGCAGATGGCCGCATTTCCAAACCGGTCCTCGACTACCTCACCGGCCGCGCCCTGACCAAGGACACGCTGAAGACCTACCGCATCCGGTCGCACAAGCGCCCGTCCGAGCACAACACCGACTTCGTTGCCTTCCAGTTCGATTGTCCGGCCGGCGATCCGGTGATGCTGAAGTCCACGGGGATCAAGACCAATGCGGACGGGAAGAAGGATACATGGACCACCGCCCCCTATTACACGCTCTGGGGATGGTGGACCGTGCAGCCGTCAGACCGTGCGATCGTCATCACGGAAGGCGAATACGACGCCATGAGCGTGCATCAGTTGAACCCGGGGTTCCCCGTCCTCTCCCTCCCCGCCGGCTCCTCAAATCTCACTTGGATCGAGAACGATTTCGACACCCTCCAACGCTTCGAGAAAATTTACATCTGCACCGATGCCGACGATGCCGGCGAGAAGTGTGCCGTGGAGATGGCGAAGCGCCTCGGCCAGGCCCGGTGCTTCCGCATCAAGCCGCCCTCGCCGTTCAAGGACGCGAACCAGTTCCTCACCGAATGCACCGACGAGTCCCTTGACGTGGTGGCGTGGTTCGCCGCCGCCACCTCTTACGACCCACCCACCCTCCGCTCATGCCGGTCCTTCCGCCGTGAGTTGGCCGACTCCCTCCGCCAGCGGCAGACCAAGGGCAACACCAACGATTTCTTGTTCCCCTCCGTCCCCTTCGCCTACCGCGACGGGGAAACTACGATCATCTCAGGCCTGCCAGGGCACGGAAAAAGCGATTTCCTCTATCAGTCCCACCTCTCGGAGATGAAATGCGGGCGCAAGGTCTGCATCGCCTCCTTTGAAATCCCGCCCCAGCGGATGCTTGAGATCATCATCTGGCAGTTGATCGGCCATGAAATCACCAGCGAGGAAGATATGGACCGCGGCCTTGATTGGCTGGACGAGCGCTTGTTCTGGTTCTGCCCAAAGGAGAAGACCACGGGCAAGGAGTTGCTGGCGGATTTCGAGTATGCACAGGCCCGTTGGAACGTGTCCCGCTTCGTCATCGATTCCCTCCATTTCCTTGTCGAGAAGGAGGACTATCAGGGGCAGGACGAGTTCATGCGGGCGGTCTGTGAGTTCGACACGCTGAAGAACGTGCATTCCGCCGTGGTCTGTCACTCCCTCGGGAAAAAGGGGAACAAGGAAATCCCCGCCATGGGGGACGTGGAAGGATCGGGCGGGATCATCAAGCCGGTGGACAATGGCATCACCATCTGGCGCCACGCGGCCAAGGGCGAGGCACTGGAAGAAAACCCCGACGATGAGAAGGCCAAGGCTCTCCACGATGGCATGTTCATCGTGTGGAAACAGCGCCTGACCGGTGACTGGCCCCGCCGGAAACTCTGGTTCAGCAAAGCCGCCCGAGTTTTCGCCCTTTCACCCAACGATTCACCGCCCGCAACGATAGAGACCGCAGCACAGCCAACCGAAACCGACCTTCCCTTTTAATTATGCTCTTAGGATTCAAAGCACAAAACCACCCGCAGCAGACCTTTCTCGCTGGCGTAAAAAACGAAGTCGATGACCGCGCTCTTCCTGAAGCGGACTTCGCCAAGCTCAACGAAAGATTCAACTTCACGATCGATGTGGCGGCCGCGGCACATAATCGAAAGCTCGATCGCTTTTACTCCATGGAAAATTCCGGCCTGAATGCTTCATGGTCCGGAGAGCGGGTTTATTGCAATCCTCCGTTCAGCGACATCACGCCATGGGTTGAAAAGGCATGGGCTGAAACATCCGCTCCACTCATCGTCATGCTTCTGCCCGCAAACCGGACAGAACAAAACTGGTGGCAGAAATACGTTGAACCCCGGCGAGACCGATGTGGTTCACCGCTCACCTTGGAGTTTCTGCCAGGCCGCATGAGATTCCTGAACCCCGGCGAGACCGATGTTAAACCGAACTCACGCCCCCCCTTTGGTTGCTGTCTCCTTATTTTCACCCGCTCGTAATCCACATGAACGATCCAGTCACCACCCCCGCCCTCTCTGAGGAGCAATACCGTCCATTCAAGGACATCATCCAACTTGAGAACGTCTGCATCTCGGGTTCCGCCGGCACGGGCAAGAGCACGATCCTGAAGGAGCTCCGCCGGCACATGTCCGAATCCTACCTGCGCCTCGCCGTGTGCGGGTCCACCGGCATTGCGGCCGTCAACGTCGGCGGCCTCACGCTCCACACTTGGGCCGGCCTCGGCATGGGTGACGGTGCCGCCTCCACCATCGCCAACCGGATCATCCACGGCGACAACCGCCGCGCCTACGACAACATCCGAGGCACGAACCACCTCGCCCTCGATGAGGTCTCCATGATCCCCGCCTCCCTGTTCGATAAGGTGGACAAGATTTTCCAGCTTGTGCGGGAAAACGACAAGCCATTCGGCGGGATGCAACTGATCCTTTTCGGGGATTTCCTCCAACTCCCGCCCGTCTCCACCGACAACGCCAACCCCGAGAAGTTTGCTTTCCAGTCCGAGGCGTGGAAGGCCGCGAAGATCAAGACGCACATGCTCACCAAGGTCTATCGTCAGGCGGACGCGGAGTTCGCCGCGGCACTCAACAAGGTCCGCGTCGGCGACCACCTCGAATCCCCCGAGGTTTCGGCGCTCCTCAATTCCTGCTACCGGAAGAAAGACCCGCACCCCGAACTCCCGCCGGTGATCCTCACCACGCACAACAAGGACGCAGAGACGATCAACGGCCGCCGGCTGGCACTGATCGAATCCCAGATGCACGGCTACACCGCCAAGGACGAAGGCACGGCACGGGCGATCAAGGTCCTCGAGAAGTGCCTGATGCCCGCCAGCCTCGAGTTAAAGGTGGGTGCCCAGGTCATGCTCTGCGTCAACCTCGACCAAGAGCGTGGGCTGGTGAACGGCTCGATCGGCGAAGTCGTTTCCTTCACACCGTTCATGCGCGGCGTGATCCCCGTGGTGAAGTTCCAGAACGGTATCACCCAAGACATCGAGACGTGGGAATGGACGATCCGTGAGAACGAACAGAAGATCGGGAGCCGCGTGCAGGTCCCGCTCCGCCTCGCTTGGGCCATCACCGTCCACAAATCGCAGGGGATGACCCTTGAGAAGGTGGAAGTCCATCTTGGACGCGCCTTCGAATTCGGGCAGGCCTACGTTGCCCTATCCCGGGCGAAGACGAAAGACGGTTTGTTCATCGCCTCCGGTTCCAAAGCCTCGATCAAAGCCCACCCCGACGCAGTTCGGTTCTACGAACAGGCCGTCACCACCGCTCCATGAACTTCTACAACGAGCACGATCCCAAAGCCGCTGCCTGGCTCCGCGAACTCATCAAGGCTGGACTCATTCCAGCCGGAGACGTGGACGAACGCAGCATCACCGAAATCAAACCGCATGAACTCACCGGATACACCCAATGTCACTTCTTTGCCGGAATCGGCGGATGGTCCCACGCCCTCTCCCTTGCTCGCTGGCCTGCAACTCGACCTGTTGGGACTGGAAGTTGCCCCTGCCAGCCCTTCAGCGCAGCGGGTAGCCAAGACGGCACCGCCGACGCTCGCCACCTGTGGCCCGTCTTCTTCGCCCTCATCGTTAAATGCCGCGACCTCGGACAACAGTGGGCATTCACCCTCTTCGGTGAACAAGTCGCTTCCTCCCTCGTTGTCGGAAAAGTTGGCGGCGGTCATAAAGATGAGGACGGACCTGTGTGGTTCGATGGAGTATCGGCAGACCTGGAATCTGCGGGTTACACCACAGGGGCGGCAGTTTTGGGCGCACACAGCGTCGGCTCGCCCCACATCAGACAGCGACTCTACTGGATGGCCCACGCCCCGCACATCGGACACGAACGGGGACACGATACCTCCGGGCAGACAGGGCGGGATGGCGCTTCACTCGGCGGCACAGCTTGCGGGCTGGCCCACGCCGCAAGCGGGAACACCGAGCACAGAGAACTACAACGCAGCGGGCTCGACCGACTACGAGCGGACGGTGGACGCGTTGACGGGGATTCGAGAAACGAAGAACGGCCCGAAATTGGCCGGTTGGCCGACACCCAGAGCGGAGGACAGCGAGAGCACGGGAGCACACCACGGGCGAGCGGACACGCTGACCTCGGCGGCGAGGACGGCAGGGTGGCACACGCCGGTTGTTCGGGATTGCAAGAACTCACCGGGCAACGGGACGAATCCTCGGGATCTCCCGAGGCAGGCGGCGCTTGGGATTCCTTCGACCTTCTCCCCTGCACAGACGGAAAAGCGAGGCGCGTTGAATCCGGCACATTCCCGTTGGCTCATGGGGTTCCCGCCCGCGTGGTGCGCCTGCGCGGTTACGGCAACGCCATCGTACCGCAAACCGCCGCGCTCTTCGTGAGTGCCTACCTCCTCACCGAATGAGCGCCGCCAACGGATTGATCAAAGTAAGGCCCGTGCATGGAGAGATTGGCCGGTTCTTGGTCGAGAGCTTCGAGCACCCCGACCAACCCCACCAGGTTGATCTTCTGGCGCACGCCGGCCAGGGTGCCTGTAGCTGCAAGGACTGGACAACGAGGTGCCGGCCGAACCAGAAGGCGGCGCCCAACGCCTTCATCCCCTACGGCACGGCGAAGAAGCCCGACCCCGCCCGCCAAGAATGTCGTCATGTGCACGTTGCCCGGAAATACTTCCTCAAGGAAATCCTTCAAGGGTTGTCCAAGCAGCACCGCGCCGGTGACGGCTCATGAAGGCCGAGGACTTTGTGGGCAAGGTCTGTGCGTTCTTCCCCACCAAGGATGCGGTCATTCGCGGGGTCCGCCAGCCCAACACCACCCGCTACCACGGGCAAGTAATTGCCTCCGCCGATGCCCCGCCTGTGGGCAAAGGAAAGATTCCAGACTTCAGCCTCACCGTGCGGGGCAAGACAGGAAAGACCCTCACGATTTCAATGACCCTCAACTACGCGACGATCCACGATTCGTGGAAACGAGCAGCCGACGACATATGAGCCACCTCACCCTTCAGGAAAACCAGCGCCTACTCCGCCAGCAGTTCCGCGCTTTCATGACCACCGCCAAGGCCATCATGCGCCAGTTGGACGCTGAAATTGTGACGCCCCACGCGGTGGCCCTCATAAACGTGGAGACGATTCAACAAATCGTGTGCGAGGCATACGCAGTCCCAGCGGCCGCCATGTCCTCACAAATCAGGACCAACAGCTATGCCCTGCCCCGTCAGGTGGCGATGGTCCTTTGCCGTGAGCTCACCAAGCACGCGATCACCGACATCGGCACATGCTTCAACCGTGACCACGGGACCGTGCTTCACGCATCGAAGTCCATCACCAACCGAATCAGCTCTGATCCCAAATTCTCCAAGGAATTCCATGCAATCAGAGAGAAGTGCGAGAACGCCCTGAAAAACCTGACGATGCCCCTCTTCAACCAATCATGACATGCCCAAGCCAGTCACACCCAGCCGGTCAATTGACCTTTCCCAGCGATTCCCCCAAGCCAGCGCCGCCTTCCTCCGGCTCAACGGCTTTGCCTCTATCCCCGCCCCAACAGGCCAGCACACCCCTGATCTTCCGGCTCTCGATTGCCCACCCTCTGCCAAGCCTAAACGCCGTCCTCGGAATGGGGCACTGGCAAAGAGCAAAGCTGAAGCGGGCGATTCAAGATTCTACATTGTCCGCGTTAAAAGCTTCAGAAAGCGCCTCATTGATACCGACAACCTGGTTCCAAAGTGGCACGTCGATTCCCTCCGCTACGCTGGAATCCTACCAGACGATGCGCCAGAGAGAGCGCGAATTGAAACAAGCCAAGAAAAGGTTGGAGAAAAAAGCGAAGAGCGCACGGAAATCGAAATCATAATCCAATGTCCACCGACACCCTCCACCTCGTCCTGACCTTCCACTGGTACGACGAGACCGCTAAGGCCACCGATCCGAAGCGCATCGAATACCGCAAGATGTCCCCGAAGTGGATGCGGGACATCTACGAGAACCGCCACCTGATCGCCAAGGTGCGCTTCGCCCGAGGCTACACCAAAACCACCAGCCTGTTCACCGTGACCTCGATCGACATCGGCGAGTGCCCGATTGCCGGCTGGTCCGGCGACTTCATCCGCATCCACTTCACCGACCTCCCTGCCAACACACCGGGCGACGACGCCATCCTTTCATGAAGCGCACTCCCATCCGCCGCGTATCCGTGAAGCGTGCCCGAGAGATGAAGGAATACGCCCGGCTCCGCACCGGGTTCATGGTAGAGCGCCCCGTGTGTGAGGTATGGCTGAGTGAAAACGGATACACCGAAATCACCGTTGGATTCTACCGCAAAGGATCGCACACCCTCGCTGTCATCCAACTGCTTTCCATCGGCGCCCCACGAAGCAAGGAATGCCACCACCGCGAAGGCAGGGGGAAGAACTACCTCAACGTCTCCACTTGGCTCGCGGTTTCTTCAGAGGCTCACCACCGCATTCACTCGAATCCTTCGTGGGCCCGCGCCAACGGGTTCCTCGCGTGACCACCCTTGCCAAGCTGGTCTTCGCCGCCTCCTTCACCCTCGCCCTCATCTGGACCGCCGCCCTTTGGCGCATCGCCCACCCCAGGCCCCGCGGTCTCCGCCTTTGCTGTCACCGGTGGCGGACGATTGAACGCTACCCGTCAGGACACAAAAAAGCCGGATGCTCCAAGTGCGGAGCGGTCCGGCTTTACGTGCCAGCCTTCAGCAAAAGCTAGGGCCTGGAGTCCAACTTCTTATTGATCGAGGCCACGTCCTTTGTGACCTGTTCGTAATTCCACGACATCCGGAGGAGGATTTCACGGTCAGCCTCCCGCTTCGTGTTCGCCTCGTTTGCGCTCTTCTCGATTTCAGCCATCCGCACTTCCGCACGATCCTGGCGATCGGGAATCAAGACCCACGCCTTCACACCGCTGAACAGCGCGGCCAGCAGGGCAACAACGACAGCGAGGGTTTCAAGCCGTGCTCTCATCTGGGTGCTCAATTTCCACCCCCATCGACCGGCCGACTGCGCGGACGGGAATAGTTGATGACGCGGATGGATTGGTTGAACGACGGGTATCCGGTAACGCGTGTGTATTCTTCGCATTTCACTTCCTCCTTCGTCACCGATAGACCGGTGATCGTGATGGTGGAGCCGCCCCACGGGTCACTCCGTTTATACTCCACGCGGTCGGCGTTTATCTCCGGCAGTTTGATCTTCCCGACACAGCCGGAAAGGAATGATAAAAGGCAGGTGAGCATGATGAATTTAATCAGGTGTTTCATTTCGTGAAGCCGCGCATCGGCGGGGTTGATGAAGGAGGGTTATCAGTGCGGGCAAGACCGGACTTCTCAAGCGCGTTGCTGTCCCATGCGGATTGCCCGCCAAGGCGCACGGCACGGTAAAGGATGGTGCGGGTCAGCCAACCGATGCCGAGGGCCTTCATCGCCTCAAGGAACACCGCGTCAGCCTGCGGGCGCGTGACGGGCTTGCCGTCCTTCTCCGCCGTCGCCTGATGCCAGTAGAGCGCGTCGTGGATTACCGCCGCCTCGGTGTATTCACCATCAGGCGGGTAAAGGTTCCAGAGCCCACGGGGGACGCTGGCAAAGTCGGTGTCAAAACCAACCTCCACATCCACCGGCCCCACCTCTTTCGAGATGAAGGCGAATGGAGAAGAGACGATGCCCCGACGAGGAACGCGCCGTCCCTCCACAATCAGGCCGTGAAGATCAAGCGGGAACGGGAATTCAGGAGGGAGTGGCATGGCGGTTTACAGTTTAACTTCCTGTGCGTAGGCGATGGTGGCCGTTGCCGTTCCCGTGATCACTGAGCGAACCCGCACATACTTTCCAGCGGGAATCATCTTCACCAACGGGACAGTGGTTGTCTGGATCGATTGCAGGGTGATGGCCAAGCTGAGGGCCTGGCCGTTTGAAACCTTTCCCACGATCGTCCAATCGGACGGCGTGGTGCTAGGAGTGTTGGCCGTCTCCAAGTAAACGATGACCGTGGCGTTACCAGCGATCGAGGCGGTGGAAGACAGGTCGATGTCGTAAGACGCTTCCGCATCCCGCGTGCTGTCGATCTGCCAGCCGGTTGACGCGGTGCTGGTGACAACACTGCGGGCGGGAGCGGCGAAGGATCGGGCAACGGGCAGGCCGTCCAGCTTGAGCTTGTCTGCCGCACTCATGCTGCCGGCCGTCGACGTGGTCGCCGCGCTGATGCTCAGGTTGGCCGCGGTGGTGGTCCCTGCGTTGATGAGCGGGGCATTAACCGCAACCGTGCTGGCCGCTGGGATGATTGGCTTGTTGAGCACAACGCCCAAGCCGCTGACCGCGTTCCAGTCGCTTTGAACCTGTGCCGCCGGAATGCTGGGGAACGTCGCCACCGATCCATCACCGCGCAGGTATTGCGAGGTGGAACCGGTGGGCGTGTTGAACTTGGCGCCAAGCCCCGAGGTCATTGCCGCCGTTGTCGCGTAGCTACCCAGAGCCGAGGTCATCGCCGCAGGCTGCACCGCGCTGTCCGCCTTCGCTCCTTGCGCCGTGGTGGACTTTCCATCCAGCGCCGTCTGCGTGGCAGAGTTGATGCCAATGTTTACCGTGTAGTAATCGTCCGTCGAGTGGTAGGTCAGGACGATACCGCTACCGGTGTCCAACGCCGCTCCCGTCATGTTGCGGGTAATCGGATCGTAAACGTAGAGCCCCGAGCCATAGGCACTCCCGTTCCATGGGGCTTCGATAAGCTCGGTGTCAGCCGAAATCACATAGTGCGTTATGGGATCGAGACGAATCTGCTGAATGGCATAGGTTCCATCCGTGTAGGCTGTGCTATACGTGTCCAATGGACGAGGAGCAGCCCAAAGGCTTGCCCCTGCAATAAGTGCGACTGTGAGGAATATCAGTTTTTTCATAGCGGGAAATTAATAGCAGACCCAAGCCGTTCCGTTGTGGAAGACCGGCCACTTAGTGGAGCCGCCACCTGAAGGGGCCGACCCGCGCAAACTGGTCGCTGCATCGGTAACCAAAGCAACATCGCCCTGTGCGCCCGTTGGTAAGCCTGCCACGGTGTATTGATTCAACTTAACAGACGGAACCGTAACATTCCCCGTGCCGTCAAAGCTCACGCCGTTGATCGTGCGCGGCGTTGCTAGCGCCGTTGCTGTCGCAACGTTTCCTGCTGGGATAACATAGTCGGTTCCGGCTACTGCTGCACTGGGGAAAGTGGTCCCATTACCTTTTATCAGACCCGAAAGCCCGCCAATACCCCCGACAAAGTTGGCGCGCGCATAGAAGTTTGCGCCCGTTGGGGTTGCGCCATTGCTGGTTAACTCAAACGCAGCGTTTGACGCCGATTCATCGTCCTTGAGGAAGCTAAAATATATGCTTCGGTTAACTCCACTGGCTAGCCCAAGCACTTGAAATCGTTTAGCGTCTAAACCACCGTTGGTATTAACGATTTTCACTAGAGGAATACTCCCTGAAACTATAGCCAGCGGAGTTTCCGTAGAATTAAGAAAACTCGCAGTTCCATTTACGAGAAGGTTACCCATGTCTACGTTTGCGGGTCCGATAGTCCGCTTATACCCATTACAAGGAATCTGTAAGGATCGAGTAATCATCTCTGCCCACATGCGATGACCGTAATCGTTGGGATGCAGACCATCAGCAGTATTATCATGAAGAGTGTCGAGCATATCTCCACGCAAACACCCATGGTTGTTGGCTGCACAAAACTCAATTATTGCCGATACATACTGGTCATATGTGAAATCCAGAACAATAGGCCATGACGCATAATTAGCCCGAGGTGGAACGGTAAACCAGAATTTAGTATGAGGAAGAGCAACCCTGATTAGGCTAACAAAATTAGCCATTTCAGCAACCATGGCAGAAGGAGAAAGGGCCTTAGTTGGGTTGGTTATGCTATTAGATCCAAGCGTGCAGATGATTGAGTTCTCCGTTCTTCCTAACCATTGCATGTAGGTGGTTAGATCTGAAATTGCCTGAGCCCCTGTATAGTCCTGAATCGCAGTTCCTGACTGAGAGCACACGAAAACACCCGGAGAAGCATTCGAGGCATGAACCGCACTTAGTCCACAGAGCCGGAAGGTTCCACCAGACGCACGAATACTTACCACATCAGTCGTTCGAGTGGTTGAGGGCAGGGCCGTAAGTGGCGTAATTTGGAGACCCGCTCCTGAAGGAGTCGCTGTAAGGTAGTCGACACCATTTAAGGAAAAAATAAGAGACCCAGTGCTGTTAGAAGCATCATACCACGCCTGCACATATGTAATCTCTCTGCTTGTGATCGAGACACTTTGGCCTGGCTCAAGAATTACCTGACCGCCGAAAATACCATAAGGACCGACAGCCCCATTAGTGGTTACTCCAGTGTCTTGAATAAGATTCTGACCACGGGCAATGCAGGCATAGTTAAAGGGAGGCTCATCCTTAAACCCCCGACGCACCGCGTTCCAGATAGAGTTCTGAACCAACGAAGCGTAGCATTTAGAATAAGAAGTAGCCCCAAACCCATCAGTAATACTATCACCGAGAATCAAGATATTTCCATTTGCTTCACCGATCAGAGAAGACGTGGCGTTCTCGGTTTGAAATACCGTCTTAATAGACGAAAGAACCCCGTTAACCTTAACCGCTGGAATTTGGCCATCGGATAACCCTAGTGCGCCAGAACTCACATTAAGAGTTCCACCAGATTTAACGGTTACCGTCCGTCCACTGCCAACGTTTAAGTCCGCCGTGATGTCATTCGAACCCGAGCCCTTTTGAACATTGGCCGTCTGCCCGAATGCCATGCCTGCCATGAGCAGGAACAGCGTGAAGATATTGAATGATTTTTTCATATTTAGTTTTATCTGAAATTAATTACCCACCGATGCTCACCCACACCCGAGCGTTGGTCACGCCATTATAGTCATCAGGACGAACGATGCCGCCCGATGGATCCTCTGCATTAGTGCCCGCTACCAGCACCCAGTTGGTAGAGGACAAGTCTCCGCCGCCAAGTGAACCGGATAGCACGCGCACACAGAAGTTGGTGGGGATTGCCCCGCCCGCCGTGACGATACCATCCAATGCGTTCGGCGTGCCTCCTGTCGTGGCGGTCTTGGCGATGCCGGCAAAGCTCGACGCAAGGACCGCACTGGCCGCCGCACTCACCGCCGCCGCCTGTGCATCCGCCGCGTATTGGGCAATCGCATCCACGTCGATGCCGGCAAGGATCGTCGCAAGGTCGGTCCCGTCTCGATTGGCTTCCTGTGCGATCATGGTCAGGCGGTCCAGTGCCCGTTCAATGACCTCAGAGGGGAAGCGGCCGTTGTAGGAAAAGTCCACCAGTTGGTTGATCGGCGTGTTTCGATCGATCCGGATTTCGTCATCAATGGCCGTGGATGCTCCGGTGAAGATCACCGATCCTCCGGCCTCACCGTTCTCTCCGGTGGTCGAGTAATCAGCGCCAAGTGCCAGCGTCGTTTTGACGCCCGCCCGTGTGCGGATGACCGTGAGGAATTCCTCCTGAAGGAAGAAGAACGGGACCGCCACCGTTTGGGTGGCAAGGGTCAACGTGTAGTCGATGCGTGATGTGGTAGTTGTGACACTCATGTTAATGGGAAATTATTTCAGCGCGTGGAAATGCCCTTACGCTCTTTTTTTTCAATCTTATCTTTGCCGCCTCCGAGCCACCAGTAAACAGGGGAACCTACGAAGGGTAGCATTCTCCATGATTCGAACTTCGAAGGATCGATGTCGTCACCTTCGCTGATCTCCTCCGCGGACTTGGCGATGTCCTGAAGGGGATAAATCAGGAACGGCGCGGGCGGGGCCACCAGCATCAGCGCGGACTCCACGGGGTTCTTTCGTTCGCGGAACTGGTAAAGACTCCACCGGTTGACGCCCACTAGCTTGAATACGTTGTCGACCATGATGTCATCCATCACCGGCTTACGCCCCATGATCCAATCCTTCAGCCAGTCGACGGGACAGCCGACAAGGAACAGCAGGCCGGCAAGGTGAATCAGGTTGCGGGCGCCCTCGAGCTTTTGCGCCGCATTCCCGTTCATGATCTTCGTGATACCCTCACGGCGGAAGGCATCAAATTGTTTCAGCGTGAAGCTCTTCAGCATGTAGAAGATTCGCCCGTTCGGGTGGCGAAGGTAATACTCGGGATACTCCGATTGCGTGAGGGGCTGGTAGTCCGCCAGCACCGTGTAAACGGCGAACAGCGTGTCCTCGGTCTTCTTCCCTGCTGCCAAGTCGGTAATGACTTGCGCGGCCTTGGATGGATCAAAGGCCCGCTCGATCAAGGCACGGCTCCGGCCCGACAGGTTGCCCGCCGCGGCCTCGCGCTCCATCCGGCGGAACTTCGCGTTCACCAGCGTCTCCTTGCCGATCATGTCGAGGTAGTGGATGCCCACCAGTTTGAAGGTCCGATCAAGTGCCGCGTGCATCTTGCCGGCGTCCCTGAACTCCTCCGCAATTTGGGTTAACCCGAGGTCCGTGATTGTGATCTTGGACTTCCGGGCCACCGCCTGACCGCCGGCAACCATCGTGTCGAAAACCCCGTTCTCGTAGAGACTGAATGCCACGTCGGTGACTTGTGACATGGCAGACGTGATGTGTCCCATCGTCGTGATGTAGGACAGGGTTTTGAAGTTCTTCACGAACGTGTTTTGAACCCCGCGCTGGAACCGTGCTTCGAGGATCGACTGAACCTCTGCCTGTTGCTGATAGCTGATGTCCCCCGTCGCAATCAGATCTTCCACGTAGGATCCGATCGATGCTTCAAGCGCAAGCTGTGAGGAGACCGCGCCAGGAGCACCGGCGACCGGCACCGCGAACTTACCGAAGAACCGGCGCTTCTCGATCGCCTGATTCAGGCTATCCACGTAGGAGACCAGAGCTTCCACGCTGTCCGCATAGAACTGATCCGCGTCCACCGTCACCACGTCGGTCTTGCGGGACTTCAAGTTGCTCGGCTTGGATTCACCGCGGCGCCCGCCACGCAGGACCGTGTTCACGATTTCAATGCGTTCCTCACGGCTCAACACCCGCCCCTGTGCCTGTGCTTTGACGGAGGCTTCCTGAAGTGCTTTCTCGATGCGGCCGGCTTCGGGCTGTCCGTAGTAATGGACGAGCAGGCCATCGAGGTCATTCACCTTGCGCGGGAAGTAGTTTTCAATCTCTCCCACGTCATACCCCGCAGCGATTGCCCGGGCCCGCGTTTCCGCAAGGACCTGTTCCACGCGGGCGAACGTGCCAACCATACCGTAAGCGTTCAAAACCGCGTCCCGTGAGTTCGTGTCACCGTTCTTCAGCGCGAGGTCGAGGATGCGTGCGTCCCGCTCGCGCAGGTTTTCAAACGCCACCATCCACGGCTTCACCGCTTCGAAGTCTGCCTTGAGCGCCCGCCCGATGTCGAAGTCCAGCCGGCGGAGACGTTGCCCGAGGTTCGCCTTCTCGCTGATAGCCTGAAGTCGGGATGTAAGCGGGACGAATAGCTTTGCCATCAGTGACGCCTCTGTGGACTTGCGAACCGCCTTGGCCCGCGCCGGCAACGGTTGGCCGCTGTTCAGGCGGGAAAGGAGTTGGCCGGCCGCCGCCAGGCGCTTTGCCTGAATCGCCATCGCCTGAGCCTGCAACGATTGCTTCGCGTTCTGGGGGATGCCCGTCGTGGCGAAGGTGATGTCGGGGTTGTTCGGGTCGAACGTGCCGCGGTTGCCGATGGCGCTCTTTATTTGGGTGGGGCTGAATGCCATCGCCACGGTCACGCCATCGTCGCGCGTGAACATTGCGCCGTCAAAACCGGCGTCCTTCAGCTTCGAGATTTCTTGGGCATCAAGCCCCATCATCTCAAATTGGCTGATGCGTTTCGGGTTCTTGATTGAAAGATAAACTGGAATTGTGCGCCCACCCTCTGCCACCACATCAACCGGCTCAGCATACTTTTCCGCATACTTGCCCGCCGAGTTTGGATCAGAAGTGAAAAATGAAGGCGCACGGAACTCGCTGAACTCTGGGCTTCGCGTCCCATGATAAACCACCAGCGGATTGCCCTGTGCGTCCACCACCTTGCTGTCACCAAACCACGCTTTGAACGCAGGGGTGTCCGTGGCGGGTGCTAGGCTGAACGTGGGCGACTGCTCGGCCATGGACCGCATCAATCCTAGCATTTCCTCCGTGTTTCGATAGTCAGGCTCAAGCGCAGCAGGGAACGTCGCATCCGCTTCCGCTATCAGCGACCGCATATGCCCGCTGTTTCGACTGCTGGTCTTGGTGTAGGCTTTATGAATTACAAAGGATACAGGACGGCCTCGATCCTGATTGCCGGCAATTTCTTGGACGGTGAGGTAAGCCACTCCCTTGCCTTCTACTGACCTCACAAAGCGGTGTCCCTTGTAGCCATCCTCGTATTTCGATTCTGCAAAGTGAGAAACCCCATCCCTTTCCTTTTTCACTACTTGCTCGGGTGGCCGACCATAAACCTCAATCGGCGCGGTTTCTAAACCTTGAGCTCCGTCAACAAAGTCCTGCCTCGAACGGGCATCAATAGTCAGGCCTGTGCGCTGGCGGTTCACCTGCTCCATAAAGGCCTCCCGTGTTTCCTCCTTTAAGCTGAACGTGCTCATCAAGCCGCCATCCTGTGCCCCCATCGGGATCTGATTGGGTTGGCCAGTGCGGCGTTCGGCAAACCCCGCCGTTGCCTCATCAGTCGAAACCTCGCCCAGTGCGCCCTTCATCAGCGCCTCCAAGTCGGCATCCAGCTTCCCCTCACGGAGGAGCTTCTTCATCTTTGCCGCGCCTCGGATGACCGTCTTCAGCCGTTCACCGAGGGTCCGCAGCCATTTGCCCCATCCGCCCGGGAGCGTGACCTTGCGACGGGCCAGCGCGTAATCGACCACCCGCTTCGAGAACCATTCGATGTTTGCGCGGCTCAGGTCTTCACCGTCCAGCCCCGAAGCCATGTCTGCCTCTCGGTTGTCCGCATGCCACTTTGCCCGCACTTCGTTCAGTTCCTCGGGGCGGAGATTTTGCTCACGATACGCCTTTTTGATGTAGGCCTCGGAAACCTCCTCGATCGCAACCGTGGGATCGGCCGCCTGTGCCACCGTTGCCACCATCTGGAACACGCCGTCCGCGGTCTCCCGTACATCCGCAGCGCCCTGGACGCGGGCGGTTTCAAGCGTCGTCTCCTTTGCCAGTCCATTGACCAGCTTCGCCACGTCCAAGGCGCTCCGTGCTTGTGCCTCGGTCATCAGGCCTTTGTTCACTCGATCCATCAGGGTTTCCGGAATGGCTTGGCGCTCCACACTCAGGGTTTCCCCGAAGCGTTCCTGTAGGCCGGCGAGGGTTTCCTTCGTCGCTTGTTCGGCCACCGCCCGCTGTTTGAGCGTGTCGAGAAATTGACGTTCCTCGGGGTTGTTTACGTCCACCGGAGAGAACGTGCCGAGCTCGGTGTTCTCCACCACGGGGACGCCGTCGATCATACCGATCTTCCAGCCGTCTACCTCAAGGCCATCCGCAGACACGAACTTCTCACGAAGGACCACGTCATTATATTTTGCCATCGCCGCCTCATCACCATTCGCCGCGGCGACAAGGATGCGGCCCGTTTCGGGATTGGGCGCCGTCGCCATTAGGTCCGCATCGGTCTTCACCTGACGAAGAACCGCAAAGTCCGCAGGGGTGAAGACCTGTCCTTCTTTCGTCGTCAGATACTTTTCACCCTTTGAGACCTCCATGTTCGTGTCCACCGCCTGCAGGCCCGTGACGCCTCCGGCAAAGAAAAAGCCAAGGGTGAATGCCGACACGGACTCGACCAACCGTTGCTTGGCCGCGGCGGCCGTGAAGAGTTCACGCTTCTCGTCATACGTCTGTGATGCGACGAAATCGTTCCAGAAGTTTTGCGCCGGCTCCGTCAGGCCTTCCTCGACACCGGCAGTCAGTCCTTGGCGGACGAACTGTTTCACGAAGTCACCGAGCGATACCTTACCGGCAATTTTCGGGATGTCGCCAATGACCTTGTCCATCAGGCGCTCCATACCGAATGCACGCTCGAGAACCATCTGGGGGCCAGCGGATGCCAAGTTGGCACCGAACGCCTTTTCAGGATCATACGCCTCGCCTTGGGCTTTCTGCCTTTCGTCTTCAACTTGAGCAAAGAACGAACTTTCCATGCCGAACGCACCGACTGGACCAAGCGCCGCAAGCGCGGCCGTCGCCGGCACACTTCCCACGCTGGCCATGAATTGACCGAGCGTAGACTTCTGGAAGTCGGGATTCACCCCAGCCTTACCCATGGCTTCACCGCTCAACTCATACCAGAATTTAGACAGACGACGGTATTCCTCCGATACGTCCTTTCCGGTCGAATCCGCGAACTCCTTAACGCGAACCCGATTCTCTTCATCAGTGCGACTGCGGAGGGTGGCCATGTCCGAATCGATCTTTGCCAACCGTGCCTTCTGGCCATCGTTCAGCACAACCTCCGTATCCTTCGGCTGGAATGGGGGATTCAAAAGCTCCGATCGCTCTCGGTTCAATTCGAGATATGTCCGGTTTTCAAAAGGAGACTTAACGCGCCCGGGCGATGCCATCACCGTTGCAGCCTGGGAGTAGATACCGGCGGGAATCTGCTGAGAAAACCCTGTAAACCCACCGGCGGCCGAACGGACCGATTGATCCGTGTTCACCATCAAGGCACCCTTGCCAAGCTTCGCCAGTCCCTCCGTGCCAGAAAACTGCTCGGGGTTCTCCGTCTCGGTCTTGGGCGCTTCAGTCTTCTCTCCTTGGTAGGACTTGGAAATCTTATCGTAAGCGGTGGCGGCCGTCGCGCCTTCACCAAAGAACCGGCCGGAGATGTTACCAAAGTTGGCGAGCACGTCCTTGCGCGGGAGACCCGTGCGACGTGACAACCACAAGGAAACGAATTGCTGATCTTCGAAGTCCGTCTGGCCCATGGACCGTGCCGAATCCGCTGCCGTCGTCAGCTTCGCTCGAGCCTCTTCAGGCAAACGGCCAACGCGGGTTTCACGGGACTCGAAAAGCGGAGCAAGTTCGTCGGTATTCATCAGAATCCAAATGCGTCTTTAATAGCCTCAAAGCCAGCAGCCTTTTGTGCCTCTGGCATCAAATCCTCACGGAGAAACCGCTTCACTTCATCGGGTGATCGGTTCCCGTCTTTGGAGGAATCAAAGAACGTGCGAATCTTGTTCTCTTGATTCATCAGCAAATCACCGGCCAGCACGTCGCCAAGGGCGGGAAGAAGCCGGCGGTATTCACCGATCATGTCACGGCGAAGCGCACGCTCTGGAACACCGATGTCTCGGTCCATCCACTGGCCTCCTTCTTCCTGCAGGTCTTCGATGTCCGCCAGTTTCAGACTGAAGAGTTGGTCCATCAGGTTCAACCGCGTCTCCTTCGTCACCTTCGCCGAATTAATTTCGTTTTGAAGGTCTCGGTATTCCGAATCAGACGGCTGACGTCCGAACATCTTGGCGCTGAATCCTCCCTTGATCTTCTTACCGATCCGCGTCGCGTCGCCATCGGCTGAAGCGAGTTCAGAGCGGGAAGCCTGCGTGAGCTCGGACTTCAGTTGATCCGCCTGCGCTGCGGAGATTTCACCAAGGGCAAGCTGTTGCTCGATGTCACGAAGACCGACATCGCCTTGCCGACCTGGCGTTACCGCTTTGTCTCGGATGCGGTCAGCCTTCGCCGCTTGTTGCTGCGCCTTTTCTTGAGCCTTCGCCGCGTCTTTGCCGGCTCGCTCTTGCTGTGCGAGGACGACGTCCGGAGCGATCGCCCGCGCTGTCTCCTCATCCAACTCACCAGACTTCACCAGTGCGGGGATGTCCACGGGACGACCGAGACGCAACTGCGCCACCGCTTGCCGGCCGGTGACATCCATTTCCCGCTGTGCCTCACGCACGCGAGCATTGGCCATACTCTCAAGATTGACGCGCCCGCCAATGGAAAGCCCGCCACGCTCGAACTCGTAGTTCGTAAACGCGCCCGACTTATCCTTTTCCGTCAGTGCCTTGTTGTATTCTCCGAAGGCCGTGACGCGCTGTGCCGGCGGGAGCTCTCGGATCGCGTCCAGCTGGTTCGATGCCGTCTTGTAAAGACCCTCCTCAAGACCACGCCGAACCATCTCCTCCTTCTGATCCGGCTGGACGTTCATGTTGTCCACCGTCGCCACATACCCGTCATAATCGCCGCCGCGGAGCTTCGCCTGTGCGTTTGCCATCAGGCGGGAATTGCTCTGGCGGATCAATGCACCGTCCGTCTGTGCCTTGAACCGAATGCCGGTTTCCGCGAGGTAAGTCGTGGTCAGTTGCTTGTCCTGAGCCACCACCGCCGGCCCCCACTTCTGTTCCTTGATGCGCGAGCCCTTGCCGTTCTCATACGCCTTCCACGTATCTTGCCGGAATTTATCCCACGTTTCCGGCTTGTCCTGATTCGACATCGCGAAGGCTTCGACCTGTGCCGCGGTCTCCATGCGAATCGTCTCCTCTGATGCGAGAAAACCACGATTGACCTGTTCCTGTTTCTGGATGGCGAAGCGTCCGAGGATCGAACCCGCGTCTTGCACCGCGCCGCCGGCGTTAGCCAGCGCCATGTTTGCCGCCTGCAGTTCGTTCCCGCGACGGGGACCAAGCTGGGGAGATGCGGGCAGGTCTGAAAGTGATACGGTTGGGATGGCCATTTTAAATGATTCCTTGCGAGCGATAGGTTGCGGACGATCCGGCGATGTTCGACGCACCGGCAAGCAGCGACGCACCGGCGCCTATGTAGGCCGCACGTGCCTGAGTTGAACCAACGCGGCGATCGTAAGCGCCCTGCGCCCGCAGTGCCGACGTTTGCTGGCTTGCCTGACGGCTGGCATCCAAGGCCTCGAGCTCAAGGATCCCCGCGGTCTCTGCCATCACCTCAAGCGGTGACCCTTCGATGGATACACCCGACTTGGCAAAGGCCGTGCGCTGCATTCCTTGGAAACGGCGGTTCTGCTCACGTCGACGCTTCACCGACTCACGGGCATCCATATCCACCTGTTGAGCCTGATTCTCCGCCAGCTTGGCGTTATACTCGCCCATTTCCTTGGCGGTCTTCGCCGCTTGGACCTGCCCGTAAACGGCGACGCCTGTGCCGATCACGGCCGATGCAATAGCGGCCGCGGCGAGAACTGTTGATGAAATTACAGCCATGTTAATTGCCTCCGGTGATTTTGATTAAGTGAGTCACGCCCACATCTGTTTTGATAAAGCCGGCCTTTTCGTAAACGCGCACAAGGGCCTCCTGTCGGCATGAGGTGATCATCACGCCGTAGTCTCGGCGCTTTGCCTCGGCACTTAGGAAATCGGTGATGGCGCGGATTGCCCTGATACCGGTGAGCCCCGCTTGTGGTGCTGTCACCAGCCACTCCATCCAGCAAACCCCCACGCTGTTGTCCATGTAGAGGAATGCGGCACCGATCGCCTTGCCATCCAGTTCAGCCACCACGCCGAGACGTGGCAGGATGTCCGCCCGCACCGGCTCCCATCCATGGCTCTTCCACCACGATGCGAGCGTTTCGTAATCCTCTGCGACGTAGGGGCGAATTTGAAGACTCATGGTTGTCCCGTTACTTGGTAGTGAACCACCATCCCCAGCAAGGTCCAAGGAAGTGGTTGATCCTGTTTCAGGACAATCGTGGCGTCGTTATCGAACTCCGATTCCACTTCGTGGTATTTTTCACCGGTAAATATTGGCGGAGCCGAATCCATGTTGTCCTCCGTAGTCCTGAACTCCAACTCACGGAACACCGCGTTTTCGGCATCAGTTAGGATGTCCGAAACCTTGAGCCCGAGCGTGTCCATCAGGCGAAGGGTGACACCTCGGATTTGCTTTACCGCGCCCTGTGTGTTGCCCGCCACATCATCCATGTCCAAGCGCATCGGCTGGATGATCGAGTCGTAAGGGAGCCCGACGTGAACCACCCCGGCCGCATACTCGAGGACCACCTGACCACCTGTGACAACTCGGGAAGGGTGAACCGCGCCATCGGCCAGGATGTCCACCGTCTCACCTTCCAAGTGATCCAATCCATCAACGGTAGTCGTCGGGATCCCGACATAGACCAAGCACGAATCAACGAATGTCTTTTCCGTGTCGCGCCCGCTGAATGACGAAGGGATTCCCGTCTCTTCGTATGTTGCGCCTTGCACCTGCGAAGAGGTCAGGAAATCCAGTGACACGATACATGGGGCCCCGCCCGACACCGAACCGTTGCTCACCGCAATACCCGCAATATCTACAGCCCTCGAATACAGCGTGAAGTTTTGAATGCCATCAGCGGTAGTGTATTGACGAAAGCCAATGGACCCGCCGGCGGCATTGAAGAACTCAATGCGTGATCCGTCCCGTCTGTATGCCTCAAACCAAACCCGGGCGACCTGATTGCTATAAGTCTTTATCGAAACAGCCGCGACATCTTCAGAGAAGTGGAGACAGGTTGGCCCAATGCCGCCCTCACCAGTCTGATCCCCGTAAAGGGCTTGAGTCGTGAGAGGCGGGGATGCCGGAATCAATGTGCCCGTGATCGTGAAATAGTCGGGAAAGGTTCCGATCGACAATGGCGATGAAGGACTTCCCGTAAGTTCAGGATACGAGGGCCCCAGAATCTCAATCGTTTGCCCATTGAAAACAGGACAGGCGGTGACGGTTACTCCGCCAACCGTGCCAACTGGATTCACCACATCGGGGGCAAAGGTTGCGTCGTTGTAGCTCAGGACATTTGCCGAGACCGATGACCAAGGACCGTATTCGTTCAGGACCTTATACACGTCCACGCTCGGGTTGTAATATCCGGTCATGCGTTCAATAAAACGCTTCTTCACGCCGCCAATCACGCGGATCACTGAAATCCACACCTCATCATCGAGCGTGCCGTAGATCGTTTCCACCGACTCAATCACGCCAATGGTCTTGTGCCGGTGCCAAGCAATGACGCTCTGTTCCTTCTCGTAGGTCATGCCAATCAGGTTGCCGTTGGCGATGGCCCAGAAGATCGAGTCTCGGTCTGACTGGTAGCATGGCGAAGTGATGCCGCCGGCGGTAATGTGGTCCGAAAGGATCGTCACGTCGTTCGACTGATAGCCTTCACGAATCGAATCATAAACGGCTTCACGGAGCTTTCGGCCTGACCGCTGCACAAACAGAATCGTGTCATTCACCAAGAGCGCCCGCCCTTGCTGGCTACCGAAGTTCGACTGTTGCCTGACCTTGATCTTCGTCGGGGTAATCGAGATGTCCAAATCCCCGCCGGAGGCCGTCCACTCGCCCGAGGTGGTTCCGATGACCAGCCGGCTTTGAGACACCATCCAGAGCACTTGCTGGCGCTCAGTGGAGGACAGGGTGAAGGCCACAGAGTCATCATCGGCCGTGCCCTTGGTGAAGTCCTCGTAATCATCCACGATCGAGCCCCAGAGGGTTTGTGGCTGGAAGGTTGAACCGGCGAAGAACATCCGGTTTTCGAAGAACGCGCAGGCTGCGGGGAATCCACGGCGGATCGACCACGCACCCTCTGACCAATACTTCGTTGCCGTGGTGGCGAACAGGGGACGCTTGACGTCCGCGGTCGCCGATGTGCCGGACGCCACCGCCGTGATCTGGACCACGCCACGCACGAACGCATCGGCCACCTCGAAGATCGCATTCGGGGAAGAGCTTCCCGACGTCCACGACGTCACGTTGATCCGATAGTAAGCCTGATCCTCTTCATCAATCTCCACGTCGATGTTGCGGTCATTCGTGCCCGTGTAAGTCCGGACTGCCTCCCAGTCCGTGGCGCCATCCTCCGACCGCTCCACCGTCACCGTGGCAGTCCAGATGCCAGTTGTGCGGAAGAACGCCTTCCCGAGCACAAGGATCGAAGCCGAGGTTCCGGTGGAGGTGATGGTCTTGTTCACGCTCGTCGCCTGGCGACGGTGGCCGATTTCGAAATACCCGCCGACGTTGCCAGCGTTAAAGATCGCCGTGCTGGCCGTCAGAGTGATCCCCGTGCCAGACGTTGCGGATGCCGTGATCGTGGTGGCGGTGATGTTCTCATCAAGGAACGGCGGCCGGTCGAAATCCACGGCTTCAATCGTCCAACTGTCATTTGCCAGCCGTGACAGCTTTTGCACCGGATGCGCCGGGTGCGTCAGATAAACCACGTCATTGATCTGGACGTATTGCAGTGCCGCGCACTCGGCGGCCGTGAACGGGGTTTCAATCTCGTAAGGAACCATCCCGTCCATGATCGGCTGGCCAAGGTAGAAGAACCGCATGTAGAGCTCCCCGAGCTCCAACATGAACGCCACGTCACGGCTGAACTGGAAGTCGATCAGCTTGCACGGAGCCGCCTGCTCTTGCGGGCCAAACTTGGCGCTGGCAATAAACTCGAACCCCTTGCGCCGCGTCACCCCGCCGTGAGGCATCGGTATCATGTTCTGACACTGGCGACATCCAGCCGCATACTTCTCGGTGTCCACCCGTGCATCCAACTTCGGCGAGAGTTCGCCGGCGTTGAAGCTGACCAGATTCTTCTTGTTGCGTGGATTTGCCATGACTTATCCGTTCGTTGAATACCGGCGGGACTGGACAAAGCGGGAAGTTTCCCACGGAGCAAACGGACGCTTCTTACGCTCGTTACCGTCCTTCATGCGGGCCTTGGGCAAGGCAACGCGCTCGTATTCCGTCAGGAGCGCCTGCGCCAAGGCATCATCTTGGCGCACAGGCAGCGCGATCTTCGACGCCAGAAGGACCACGATCGCATTCACGAACAACGGGTCCCAGTTCTGCGTGTTCTCATCGTATCCGATGAACTGCACTTTTGCCGACTCAGCCCGGGTCATCAGCTTGTCTCCCTCGATTTCCCAGTTCTCGCCGCGCACACCGGAAACAAACACTCCATTGAGCTCCACCATGCTGATGAAGTTGGCGGGAAGCTGGAACTGGTAAGGCCATCCAAAGGCCGGCGCTTCGGTCAGGCGACCGAGCTCGATGCGCTTCTTCATGCAGTTGAACTCACCGGCGCGGGCTACCTCACGCACCGCGATTTCAAACGTCTCCTTGCAGACGCGGGCGGACTTCGAGTTCGCGTCCTCGATGTCCATGATGTGGGGCGAGCCGATGCGCCCAAGGGCCTGATTGCAGATGTTCGTTTTCGTGAGAGCCATGACGGGGAGTGATTAAAGAGAAAAGGCCTCCCCCACTCGAAAGAGCGAAGGAGGCCCAGTAACAACAGAACCCAACGGGCCTTTGTTTAGAAGGCCAAGTAACCGATGCGGAAGGTCAGGATGCGGCCGGCAACCGGCGTCACCAACGTGACCAGCGTGCCGATGATGATCGAGTCTTCGCCGAGGGCGTAGGGCGTCAGGCGAGCGGCCGCAGCGATGGAATCGAAGCGAGTAGCGCCGGCACCCGCCACGTTCAAGCCATCGGCGTAGCGGTCAACGTCAGCAACCGAGCCAACGCCGAGGACATCGTTGTCACCCACGTCCAAGGTGGCAGTGCCGGCGATGCCGTCAGTGACAACCGTGGAGTGGGATGGATCAACGATGGAGCCCTGTGGGAGGCGGCCGATGTTGATCTTGTCGCCCGCCACCTCAGTGCCGAGCATGATGTATTTGGCGACAAGGAAACGAAGGGCGCCATTCTCGATGATGCCCGGATTGCGATTGCCCATGATCGGGTTCGCCTGCTTTGCGTAAACGTCTGAATTAAAAGTAGCCATGTGAGTGAGTCCTTATTTGAGGAAGTTAGAGTGATGTAAAACGCCAGTGCTCAAGGCGATTCGTCGCAATAAACGAGGACAACGCGCTCCTCTTCTTTGCGGGTGGCGCCGATCATGATGACCGTGCGGATCTGGACCGTGTGGTTCTGCGTCGGGAGGATGTCGATCTTGACGGTCTTCTCCAAACCGATGCCGAGGGCGATGCCTTCCTTCTGGTAGGCGATACAGGTGCGGATGTCCGTGGCGACGTCGAGCGTCAGGAGCTCGGTCATAACGCACTCGAAGCCGAGGAACTTGTTCACCGTGCCGTCCACGAGGGACTTCACGTTGTTGTAGTCCGAGGACTTGATTTCGATGACGTTGGTCAGGAGGTCCTGAAGCTGCTTCGCCGAGTGGACGAAGTAGCGGCCTTCCGCCTCAACCTCGTTTTTGTCGAGGATGTATTTGGCGCGGGTCCACTTGGCGAGGGTCATGCCGGAGTTAACGGCGCCGCCGCTGATGACGTAGTCGACGGCAACCTTCTGGGAAGCGGGAACGTCGACGGCGGTGGTGCCATCCACGCCGATGTAGGCAGTGCCTTCGAGGGCGGCGATGATGACTTCGTCCATCGTGCGCTTGGCGGCGCGGGCGTGCTGGACGACGTGCTCGGACTCGGGAGCGGGGAGCTCGCCGAGGGCAACGGGGTCGAGTTGATCGATCCACGTGACCTCGTCGTAACCCTTGGGGCGCAACCAACGCTTGGCCATGACCGTGTCGGACGGGATCGTGGTGCCGTTGCGGGTGGTGATGAGGCGCATCTTGGATTTACCAAGCTGCGAGAAGGTGCGTTCTTTGCCCTTCACGGTGTAGCGCATCACCTTGTTTTCGAGGCGGGAGTCCTTCTGCTGAACCAGGAAGTCCCAGTTGTCAGCGAAATCGGTCTGATAGTGTTCAGGAAGCTGAGTAAGAATTGCCATGACGGAGAGTGCCGGACGTATCCGGGCGAGATTGAGATGAAAACTCACGCTACAGGCGTGCGCTGGTCATCGCGTCAGGGTATCCGCTTGCACGGTGCCAACGCTTCGGACGAATCCGAGGCCGGTTGGTGTCGCTTGCGCGAGGTCTCCGCCGTGCTCTCTGTGTCGGGTATGCACCCGCACGTTCTCTGATGTCAAGGCACGAAAAATCCCCCAACGGTGAAGCGGGGGGATTTGCAGGTGACTAACTTAGTTCTTCGGTTGGCTCTTTTGGTGATACGCCTTGTTAAGCTGGGAACGGGCTTGGACGGCCTGTTCGTGCTGCGGGTGATCGGGTTCGTGGAACGCCTTATAGAGCGAGTTGCTCGGGTTGTTCACGATGTCCAGCGCCTTGGCTCGGTCATCCATGCCCGCGTTGGCGTTGGTCTCGCCACTGATCAGTTTGTCCTCGCTGATCATCGCTCCGAACTTGGCGGCGAGGATGACCGCTTGGGCATTGCGGAACATCGGATCCAGCGGGTCCAGGCCGGCGGTCTTGATTGCACGAACAGCGAGGTCCACGTTCTTCGCCTTGTCCGCACCGAAGGCCGTATCAAGCGCCTTGGACTGGGCCGCGGCGTATTCGGTTTGTGCCTTCTCCTGAGCGGCCTTGGAGCCCGTGGTGATTTCGCCAGCCTGCGCCTTGTCGAACTCGAACAGTTCCTTTGCCGCCTCCATGCCAATGCCGTGCTTGTGCAGGATTGCTTGCACGCCCTCCATGTATTTGCCGTTCCACTGTTCATCGGGAACGCCGTCGGGTTTCTTGAAGCCGTAGCCCTCGGGCTTCTCGGGGGCGCCGTTCAACTGACCGATCAACTTGCGCTGTTCTGCCTTTGCCTCGGGCGAAGCATTGGCGGGGAGCGGGGCGAGCGCCTTCTTGCCGGCGAGACTGGACATGTTGGCCAGCCCTCCCATCAGCGCCTCGACCGTCTGGTAACGGGCGAACAGTTCCTTGTGGCCCTTCAGATGCTCGGGAAGGGCGTCGAACTTGGCGGCATTGATCTTGCCGGTAGCGTCGTAAAGCCCGACGTGCCACTGATCACCTCCGGCCGGTTGATTTACCGGAGGATTTGCCGCTGATGGCTGATTGCCAGCCGGAGGCGGGTCATTTCCTCCACCACTCGCGGGGGCAAGGAGGCTAGGGCTACCAGAAGGAGCGCCGGCCGGAGGATTGCCACCGCCGCCACCGCCTGATCCACCAGCGCCAGCTTCTTCATAAAGTCGAAAGTTAAGTTTCATTGGGTTCTGTTGTTAGTTGGATGAAACCTTACTTCGAGTATTCGGACTCGTCGCCGCCGACCGATGTGTTGGCCGCCTCGACCTTCTCGGTGCCGGCGATCTTACGTTCGGCGATCGTCGCTTCGACCTCGTATTGCTCCGTGCTGGGTTGACCGGTCTCCTGATTCAAGACCTTGCGGGTCTTCGTCACCGTGCCCTGGCCCTTGATACCATAGCGGGCTTTGTATTCCTCGGGCTTGTATTTGCGATACCACTCGACCACCGCGGGGGTCTTGTCGCCGAAGCGCATTTCCTTCTTGGGGCAAGCGGGGATGTTCTTCTTCTCGGGGACATTCTCATCACCGGCGAGGACGATCGACTTGGGGCCGTTGCCCGACTCGTTGAGGAAGGCGACGGCGGGGGCGCGGAACTTCGTCCACTTGGGATCGAGGACCAGCTTGCCGTCATTCAGGTTACCGACAGTGATCGTGCCTTCCTTGTCGGTGCGGGTGACGTCGCCGTTGGGGGCGAGGTTGTAATCAACAACGGGCGCTTTCTGTTCTTTGGCCGCCGTGGCGGGAGTTGCTGCGGGAGTGCTCATGACTTTTTGATTTTAACGTTGGGTTTCTGTTTCTTGGTCCCGAGCGTCTTTGCGCGGGACACGAGAGTGTTGGTATCGAGGAAGAAGATGCGGCATCCCTCGGCGATTTCCATCTTGTTCGACTGGACCGAGCCATCGGTGAGAGCCACGGCGGTTGACCGGAGGAAGTAACCACGGCGCTGCATGTCTTCCCACACCATGCGCTGTGCCTCCGTCCGATGATCTTCGTCGCGTCCGAAGACCATCCCGTAAGCGAGGATCAGCTTTTCCTGTGCCGTTGCCTCCTTGGGCTTTTGTTCGTCGCTCATGGGTTATCCTCCGAGGACTTGCTTCTGGATCTTGGGTGAAGAGTCGCTGATGTCCTTTGCGGCCTTTGCCATGCCGGGTGCGGCCGCCGCAGCTTGTGCCTCTTGCGCGGCCTGCGCTTGTGCCTGACGGATGGCATCGCGCTTTTCCTCGGTCATGATCCAGCTTGCAGGCAGACCGGCGTTGCGGCCCGACTCACGGGCGATCACGTCGAAGTCATAGTTCTGCGCCGCCTGTTCCGCCGCACCTGGGCTGATTTGGGCGAGGCCGGCGAGGATCGTCATGACCTGACCAAGGGATTGGTTCTCTGCCGCCTTAATGGCCAACGCCAGCTTCGAGGTCAGTGTCACCTCGGGAAGGACCAACGCGACATCGCCAGGCTTCTGGCTACGGGGACGAAGGACCGACTCGGGAGGCTCGGGGAACTTGCCGGCGCGGTGCAGCATGTTGAACACGCGGAGGAGGAGCGGATTCGTGACCTCGGTTTGCAAGCGGTAGAAGGTGGGGCTGAATGCCGTGACCTTCTCCGCCAAGCGTTGCGCCACCTCGTAGGCCGTCATCTGGCGCTCGATGTTCTGCAGCATCTGGAAGAACTCGACGTGGAAGGCGTCATTGATGGCCTTGTCCTTCATCTCCACGCGGTCCTTGCCAATGTCATAGCGGCCATTCGTTCCCCACTCTTTCGGCATCGCATTGGGGTTGTTCGGGTCGAACGTGGTTGCACCACCCGAGGCAAGGTCAATGTCTCCCTCCATGGAGTCGGGAACCAAGATACGCGGGAACGCGGCAATCTCCGCCAGCGCGTCCATGTTCATCTCGATGAAGTTCACCTGTCGGATCGTTGGCAGCGCCTCGATCGACGGGCTGTAACCGTAGGGCTGTTGTCCCCATTTGAGGAAGCGACTGACAGCCAGCGGGTCCTCATCGTATCCGGTTTCCAACACCATGCACTTGTCGTCCACCGAGACGTAACAGGATGCGATCGGTTTGTTCTCCGGATCCATCTTACTCGGGTCACGGTCCTCATCCTCACGCGGGTGAACCGAGTGCAGGAACTTGAACTTCATATCGCACTTCTTGGGATCACTCACCGCTTTGGTGAGGATGGGTC